GCTCCTCTATTTCTTTTTGAGTCTTGTTAGCCTCAATAGGATTGTTTTGAGCACTGTAGTACTCATGCCATGATATTAATTGCTCAAGCTTTTTAAACGCAAGTTCAAGTTCCTTTTTGCTCATTGTGTTGAATCATTTTTTCTAGATACCAGCGTGCTTTTTTCAGATCCTCAAGACCATTTTTATGTTCGCACCTCCAAATATACTTTATAATGTTGGCAGTACAAACAGCATCCAGTCCATTTTTATGGACAGTAGCAGCTTCAATAGCATCAATGCACTCAACTTTTCCCTGAGTATAGTGACTTGGGTGATTTACTTTGTCACCCGAACTCTCTATCGCCTCCGCATCAGGAATCCTACTAGGAAGCCCACTAGCATTAGTGTCCATACCAATGTGAAATTAAAAGGTTTTTCAATTTCGACAACCTTGCCGGGAACTTTTACTTCGAAGGGAAGTGTGTCTCTGTAAACAATCGTATCTGGTTTTACAGTAACGCCAAAGAAATCACCTTTCCTGTGGATGATGAGTTTCTCAGTCTCGATAATTGTGTCGTGTGTAATTATGAAAGAATCCTTGTACTCTGGTACAGGGACTTTCAATTCTCGAATGATTGTGTCTTTGACAATCACGGTGTCAGTCAAGACAAGTTCCGGGTGTTTTCTAACCAGCCGCCTGTATTGCTTTTCAGCAGAACAGCCTGTTAAAACTGTGACCAACATAAATCCTGCGAACAGAACGAGCAGGATGATCGCTAAGCTTTTTTTAAGACTCATCTGAAACAAATATGTCTACGACCTGTAAATTTTTTAAATAGGCGAATGTTGCCATTAACTGTTCTCGGGTGATGCATGTTTGACACCCACAAAAAATACCATAAGGTTCAAACACTTCACCGCCCTCGGTGATGAACATGTCGTCATCTGAATCTATGGTTTCCATACAATTGTCCAAATGATTAGATACGTGTTGAGAAAGTCCGTCAGCTTGTTCCGTTGTTAATTTTATTTCTAGCATGAGACAAATATACTAATTCTTTTTTTTCTTGCTGAAACACTCAATCAGAAACCAGATTAAAAATATCCACAGCAAAAAGAACAATATGAAAATTCCGGCTTCATTCATTTTCTAAAGGTAGCAACTTTTTTAGCAATTTTTTTAGGTTGAGCCACAAATTGTTTACCTTGTGCGTTTCCCTTTGCCTTTGCTTTATTAGTTGCTGCCTTTTCACCAGACGAAAGCGATTTCCACGCACTTTCAGGTAAGTATCTTTTCTTGCCCTTGGATGGAGATCCGTCAGAGGTTTTCCATTTTTGATCTGACCACTTTTTCAGAGAGTTGTCTGAACTCTTTGGACCAGAATAACCGCCACCAGATTTCTTATAGCGTTGTGTAGCTAGTTGTGCTTTACGGGCAGACCACTCTCCGGGATCACCTCCCTTTGAGCTTGCCTTCACGCTAGCTACAATCGCTTTCCATTTACCGGGGTTGGTCTTCTTTGCAGTACTCATCCTTGTCCTCGATAAGCTTTTTTGTAATTCTTGGATTCCTTCAACCTACTGGTTTTGGTTTTGGCGTGAACCCCGGGCCTAGAAACCTTGGTCTTGGGCTTCAATGTCGCTGTTCCAGATGTTTTTACTTTTGTTGCCATAGGTACATTCTGAAATAGTCGAACTCTTCTTTGCCACCTTCTTCTACGTAGTTGAGATAAGCGTCATATGCTGGTCCCGACATTTTTACTTCGACAACTGTTGTGTCAAGTCCGGCACTGATCATTTTGGCGGCATACATTTCATTTACTTGCTCCATTGCTTTGACATGGGTCTCAGCAGCGACAACAGCTTCTTTCAACTCAGCCTTCTCTTCGACTTTTGCTTCTACAAGTTTGGCACTAGTCTTCTGAGCCATCTGAGTAACTTCTGAAGCCATGGCCAAGTTTTTCTGTATCTTGGCGAGCATCAGCTCGATGTCATCCACCGGAGGAGTTGTGACAGCCCCAACAGGGAACGCCAACTCTAAAGCAAGGATGAAAAAACAAAACACAACGATAATATTTCTCATAACTTTTTAACTGTGTTGATAATACGTAACTCGGTAATCGCAGCAGCTAAAGCAGAATCACTCTTTTTAAGAGCGTATCCCATCTTGTCTACTTTGATTTCAAGGGCTTCAATCTTCTTGTTTGAGTTTTCAATCTGATCACCATAGCCCGTCTTAACGTCATAGTACAGGTAGCTAACAGCCACCAGCATACAAAAAGCCACGGCAGCAACTGGATTCTTTTTGAAATCTTCGAAGCTGACAGGCAAAGCATTTGCTTTAACTTTAGGGGTAGTCATTCTTTTAGTTTTTTACGGTAATAAATTATAGCCATTACACCTGAGATGAGACCAATGATCGATACAGCAGATGACAAAATTGGTTGCCAAGCAGTGGCGATAGAAGCGATTGCGGCTACTCCAGTAAACTTTGTGAGCGTATCTGCCGCTGTATCCGATTGGTTAATCATTTCTTTTTGTTCAAGCTTTTCCACATGGCAGCAGCTGCTACTTTCTTACCTGCCTCAGCGGAGCCATACTTTTTTGCAGCCTTGGCTGCAACTTCTTTGAACATCTTGCCTTTCTTGCCGATGTCTTTACCAGCAACAGCTTTTTTAGCCATTGTTGAACGCTGAGACTTTGTTCCGTATGCCATTACTTCTTTTTCTTTTTCAAATTTGCAACTCTTGATTCAGCATTTTTAACTCTAGCTTTCTTAACTGCAAGTTTAACTGTTTTTGCTGGAGACAACATTGATTTTCTTGCTGGGCCTTTTTTGGCTGCGTTACTAGCAATTTTAGCCTCTTTTCTAAAGTAATCAGCATCACCATCCTCTACGGCAACTGCCATATAGCTCTGATTCATGTTACGAACGTCTCTTGTTTTTATGCCTTGTGGCTTAATTTTAGAAACTTCATTCTTTGCTTTTTTAGCATCTGCTTGCACTTTGACCACAGTATCGGGAAGTCTTTTGATTTTGTTCTGCATTTTAACAGGGCCAACATCAGAACTTCTTTTATTCCTGTTTGCATTGGCTGCTTTTCGAATATTACTACCGTGATTTTTCATGTGCTGCACAACATCCGTCATGTCACCATCGATTCCCTTAATTATGTCTCCGTAGTGTGTTTCTGGAAAATTAACTTTGCGTGATATGCCTTGTGGCTTTATGTTTTTTACCTCACTAGCGGCATTTTTTTTCATCACTGCTTTTTCAGTAGGTGCTAACCCCCTCGAAGGAATTTTCTTCACTTCGGCCATTCTAGCCTTGGATGCTTTTTTCTTTGCTCCGATTATTGGTTTTTTCATTTTTTGTTGATTTTTTATTTTTAGAATCCTCCATTATCTCCTTCTGGGGTACACAAATTAACACCGCCACCACCTACTGTTGTACACCTACCAGCTTTCCTAGACTTTTTCTTGTTCTGCTTGCGCTTTTCAGCATCAGTAGTTGGCTTAGATTTAATGTTTTGATAGTACTCTTTCGCCAATTTATTACGCTCTCTTCCTTCTAGTTTAGTTGTTAGGTTTTCATTAATAGTACGAACTGCTTTTCTTCTTGATTTTGGCAAAGGTATTGCAGCACCATCTTTGTACAGTGTGAGTCCTTTCTTACTAGACTGGTATCTTTCAGATCCTGGGCTTGTTGTGAAGGCACGTTCTGAGTCCCCAAGTCTTTTTACACGATCTGCACTTCTTCCTGATCTCTTGAACTCTCTGTTTTCAACACGCTCTTTCTTTTTGTCCATACGAAGTTCGCTTGGACTTTTGATTCTTCCGCTACCGAAAGTTTTTGAGGTTGCTTGAAACGCACTAGCAGGAGAAGAAGCAGTTGCAGTTTGTTTTTTCTTCTTTGCTCCGTATCCTGTTACAGCACGGCCGATTACTCTAGCCTCTTGCTTAACTTGTGCACCAGCCTTTTTAACAGCCCCAGCGGCCTTACTATTTTGTACCTTGCGTACAACACTAGTAACCTTAGCCCTTGTAGCAGGACCAATGATTGGGTTTTTCTTCTTGATAGCCATTATTTTGTTTTCTTTTTACCACCACGCCCCATTTGACGCAGTTCTTTGTTTGAAGGTTTTTGATCAGTGCCTAGTCTTGGATCATTTGAATTATTGAACTTCGCCAATCCTCTAGACTTTTGTCTTGCTCTGACTTCAGAGACAACAATACCAGCAGCAGTTCCTATCGCTGCACCAACCTTGGCGATGGTCGCTTTACGCTTCGCCTTCTTAACATCAGAAGATGTTGATTGTGAATATGGAACCATTGGAGCAGCTTTTTTAGCCTCTCTTTTGGTCTGAGGCCCAATCGGATCTTTTGAACCCATAGCAGAAACATTTCTTTTCTTTACGCCCTTGGTTTGACCAAGCTTGTTGGGCATGTTTACCATTTTGCCGGTGCCTTTACCGGGAGTAGCAGGCATGTTTACCTTTCCAGAAGGTTTTCCTTTTGGCGTTTTCATTTTAGGTCCCATCATTCCAGATGGCTTTCCTGTCGGTTTTCCGTATGGCATGAGATTACTTTTTCATTTTTACAAAGGTTTTTGGAGCACCTTTGGGTTTAAGATTTTCAGCACCTGCTGCTTTACCCTTATACTTATTGTAGGCAGCCATGCTGTCTTGATAAGACTTAGTTGTAGCAGGGCGACTATAAACAGGAGTTCCTTTCGGAGCAGTTCCTGTACCTTCGGTTCCGTACTTAGAACTCATCTTTTTAGCAGAAGTACTTGGTACTGATTTCTTGCTAGCTGATGCCATGGGTTTTGCTGGCGTTACCTTCTTGGTAATTTTTGCCATGGGTTTCTTAGGTGTCATTTCTTTGGTTTATTTTTTGATACTTTCACCGTAGCACTCGCCTTGGTGGGTTTTGAGTTGTTGTGTTCTAGCTTCTTAGCTACAAAATTACAGTTGAACATTAGCACTTCCATCTTTTACGGGCCTGTCTCAAACGTGAGTTTGGATCTGCGGCCGCCTTTGGAAAATCTGCCATCTGGCCAGCACTACGAGCACAAAATGATTTGCGTCTCTTAGCGTCTGCACTACCTGCTTTAACCTTGCCAGTTACAGCAGTCTTTAATTTACTTCCGGGGTTTGCTTTACGATAAGCAGCGACACCTTTAGCCGTCATGCCTGCTCCACTCTTTGTCGGGAGATAGTTGGCGTTCTTGCCTTTGGTTGTTTTCGCTATGGGGTTATCCTTCGCCATCCTTCTTCTTGAAGATTTTATTGGCAGCTCCGAGACCCAAGGCACCGAAT